ACAGCGCCGGTCACCTTGTTAATACCGTTGATCAGCCCGTTGATCCCATTCACCGCGCCCCGTATCATGGAATTGATGCCGGAGATGATCTTGTTGATTGCACCCTTTATCGCGTTCACAATCCCGTTCCAAACATTTTTTATTGCGTTTCCGATACCGGTAAATACAGAGGTTGCAGCAGAAGCAATGGTGTTCCATGCTCCCGAAAGAAAGCCGGTAATGCCCTGCCATACAGAAACAGCCGTATCTTTTATCCCTGTCCACAGACCGACAAAAAAGTCACCGATTGCCGTGCCGACCGATACAAAAAAATCTCCAACAGATTGGAACGCCTGCTTGCACCACGCACACACGCTGTCCCAATTCATCCAAAGCGCGACGCCGATAGCAATCAATGCGCCAATTGCCACAATGATAATGCCGATAGGGTTAGCCGACAGCGCCACATTCCAAGCCCACTGCGCGGCTGTGCAAATCCCCTGAATAATCGTCCACGCTTTCTGGACGGCGCTGATGGCAACTACCGCCGTCTTGTAAATCACGATTGCGCCGGCGATGCCGATGATAATCGGCGCGATGGCATTCCAATTAGTTGCAAAAAACGTGTATACGTTTGATGCCCACTGCACAACACCGGCAAGCGCGTTCACAATCATGGGCAGACCGGTGTCCTTCACCCAATTAAGCGCGGGCTTACAGAATTCAAACGCATTAAAAAGAGCGTCCCGGACGCCTGTTAAAAGTGTCCCGACGCTTGCAAACTTACTCTCGTTCTGTTCCACTGCACTTTTGATATTGTTAAATGCGGAAACGCCGTAGTTCCATACATTCTGAAACGCAGTAACCAGCGGAGGGAGGATGTTGTCTTTTATCCAAATAAACGGAACCTTTACGGCATCAACAGCCTTTGTCATCACTGCCTGTGCGGCAGGGATTTTAGATGCCAAAAAGGTAACGACCGATGTAATTGCCGGAAGCACACCGTAACCGACAATATCCTTAACACTGCCCCAGGCATTTCTCAATTGTACAATACGTCCTTCCGGCGTTTTGGCCATTGATTCGGCGAGACCACCGAAGTTCTGGCCAAGCACCTCAACCAGTATAGCGGCTCTCTCGCTTTCTGTTCCGGTCTGCAGGATTTTTTTCTGGTTTTCATCCATGATAACACCGTAACGGGTAAGGGCGCTCGTAGAGCCGGTCATAACCTTACCGAGCAGGTTTGCCATCGACTGCATCTGTTCCTGTGAAACAGATACGCCATAAGAGGAAACCGCCAAGTCCTGCAAAGCGGGAAGCAGTGTTTTGATGGTATCGCCCTGCAATTGGAAGGTGGCAAGCTGTGATGCTCCGACCACTGTTGCGTCTCCTTCGATCGTGGTGACCAGTTCAAGCGCATCGCCGTATTTGATGATTTCGTCGACCTGTGCTTGCGTAGTGCCTTTGACGTTCATCATAAGGGTGCCGAGACGCTCGTTTGCCCGCTCCAATTCCAGTACGCCTGTGACGCAGTCTGTCATAAAATTTTTCACTTGACTGAATCCGGCATAAGCCGCAACCACGCCGGTTACCTTTTTGGCAAGCCCTGAGAGCGTATCGCCTGTGGATTTACTCTGCGCACCGAATTTTTTCAGGTTCCCGGTGGCATTGGTGGTGTGATTTTTGAGATTTTTCAGCCCGGTGACGGCATTCTTGATCCCGGTGGTAAAGTTACCGTCCTTAATGGACAGGGTCGCGCCGATGTTCTTTTTAGCCATGTCGTATCAGCCTCCTTTACCCGCCGCCGGAGAGCGCCCGGTATTTCTCATATTCTTCTTCACAGAATAACTCATAAGCCGCTTTGTAAAACAGCTTTTCACTATAGGGCTGGTTTATGATTTGCTCCGGTCTGATGCCGCGGTTTAGAAAGTGACAGAGCATGGCAAGCTCTCCGTCACTTTTGATTAGTTTTTTAGTTCGTCCACCGCTTTGACGCCATCAATATACCCCGCCAGTTTCAGGCATTCTACCGCAATCAGAGGGATTTCGCCCGGTTCGAACACCATATCCACAATCTCCATCGGGTCTGCGCAGCCGAACGCCTCCTGCAGTTCCTTGGATTTCAGACAAGGGTCAACAACACAGGAATATACAATGTACGCATCGCCGTTCTCCATATCCTGTGACTCTTTCGCCATAGACGCCGTTGGGCCTTCAATGGTGATGGTACCATCTAAGGACTTGATGTACAGCGTTCCTGCTTTGGGTTTTGCTTTACTCTCCAGCATTTGCTCCTTCCTGCGGATGAGCTCCTGCAGGGTGATTTTTGTGTGTTTATTCATACTGTTGTTACCTCACTTTCACAAGATCGGGGAAATAGAAGTCGGTGAATCCGCCGCTGTATTCCTCATCAACCATTTTTGCGTTCTCAAATTTCTGAAGCGTCAATTCATTAAACCATGCGTTTTCCACAACCAAACGCTCGCTGCCGTATGCGTCCGGGTCATCCAGCTTGGATATGATCTGGATACGCACGTCCTGCCCTTTTTTAA